GCTGGAACGGGCGCTGCAGTTTGAGATCGACCACTATTCGGACTTCGACTCTGCGCTGAGAAACACGGTGCTAGACAGGCTGTTGCCGGGGCGTGGCGTGGCGTGGCTTCGCTTTGAGCCTGCCGAGGATGCTGGCGTTCCTGATGCTCAAGTAACGGACGATGCAGACGCCAAGAGCATGGGCGCATATGAGTGCAGTCCGGTCGATTACGTGTTTTGGGAAGACTTCAGGACATCCCCCGCCAGAACATGGGAGGAAGTATCGTGGGTGGCGCGTCTGGTCTACATGAGCCGCGACGAGGGCATTAAACGGTTCGGCGACATCTTCAAGGATGTTCCGCTGAGCCATGAGCCTATCGGCATCGATGAGATGAAGTCGAACGGGGCTTCTGCCGACCAGCTTGATCGCATGAAGAAGGCGAAAGTCTGGGAAATATGGAACAAGAGCGAGAAGGTTGTTTACTGGCACGCAGAGGGCGCACAAGAGATTCTGGACGTTCGCCCTGATCCGCTAGAACTTGAGGGCTTCTTCCCGTGTCCTAAGCCGCTGTACGCGTCCCTAACGACGGATACGCTGATTCCCGTCGCTGACTTCCGGCAGTATCAAGACCAAGCGAAAGAGATGGACGAGATCACCGAGCGCATTTCGCTGCTGGTGCGGGCTGTCAAGGTGGTCGGGGTTTACGATTCAAGCCAGCAGGGCGTTCAGCGGATGCTTGATGAGGGCGTCGATAACCAGTTGATCCCGGTGTCCACCTGGGCGATGTTCGCGGAAAAGGGCGGACTCAAGGGAACGGTTGATTTTCTGCCGGTTGATGCTGTTTTGCAGGCTCTTGCGGCGCTCTACCAAGCGCGGGATCAGTCGAAGCAGGTAATTTACGAGATCACCGGCCTATCGGACATCATCCGGGGCGCATCTGTTGCAAGTGAAACAGCGACGGCGCAGCAGATCAAGTCGCAGTTCGCAAGCCTTCGCCTGAAGCATATCCAGATGGACGTTGCGCGGATGGCGTCGGACATTTTGCGGATGAAGGCGCAGATCATGTGCAGCATGTATCGGCCTGAGGTGCTTGTAAAAATGTCGTCAATGGAGACATCAAAAGACGCCGCATTACTGCCGCAGGCCATCGAGCTATTGCGCAACGATGTCGTGAGGTCTTTCCGCATTTCTGTTGCCAGCGATTCAATGGTGGAACTGGACGAGGCGCAGGAAAAGGCTGACCGGTTGGAGTTCCTGACGGCAGCAGGCGGGTTTATCCGCGAGGCTGTGCAGGCTCCGACAGAACTGGCCCCGCTGCTCGGTGAGATGCTCATGTTCGGCGTTCGCTCCTTCAAGGCGGGGCAGGGCATGGAGGCGAGCCTAGAGCAGTTCATCAGCGCATCGGCTGAGAAGGCGAAAGAGCCAAAGCCAGAGCCGCCGCCTGACCCTGAGATGCTGAAGCTGCAAGCACAGCAGCAAGTCGAGCAGGGCCGGATGCAGATTGAGCAGGCCAAGATGCAGGCCACCCAACAGGCCGACCAGATGCGCCTGCAATCGGACATGCAACTAGCTCAGTTCAAGGCGCAGATTGATGCCCAGGTCGAGCAGATGAAGGCAGAGCAGGCGGCGACGGCAGAGGCGCAGCGGCTGGAGTTCGACCGCTGGAAGGCTGAGCTTGACGCGGCGACAAAAATACAAGTCGCTCAGATCGGCGCGCAGACGGCTATGGACACTGCATCGCTATCGGCGCAAACATCGGCAGCGAATCAGATAACTGAAGAGCTTGCGCCTGACACCAGTGTTTTGGATGCCATCACGGCGATAAGCGAAAAAGTTGACGCAATACACAACTACGCTACCGCACCGAAAAAGATTGTCCGCGACAATACTGGACGCGCAGTCGGTATTGATGTCGGTGGGGTGGTGAAACCAATTACTCGCGGCGTAGATGGCCGCATGGAGGGACTCTGATGGCACTTGCATACGACACCACAAGCATTCGAAACGCAATGCTTGACGCGATCACGACTCGCGCAGGCGCTAACGCACTGCTGCGCATCTATGATGGCACACGCCCTGCTCGGGGCGGCACTGCGACCACGCTGCTTGCGGAGCTTACCTGCGGGGCTACGTTTGCCCCTGCGGCTTCTGCTGGGGTGCTGACGCTCAACGCTATCACGCAGGACAGCAGCGCAAACGCATCGGGTACGGCGACATGGTTTCGCATCGTGCAGTCGGGCGGGTCTAACTTCGTGCTTGATGGCGATGTGGGGACTTCTGGTTCTGACTTGAACCTGACGACGACCACGATTGTTTCGGGGCAGCCGGTGAGTGTTACGAGCTTCGTCATCACTGAGGGCAACTAAATGTCGCCCGCTCAACTCCAAGCGCTTAAGGCATTCATTCTTGCAGACCCTGTGCTGTCCACGTTTCCCGCAAATTCGGACGGTAGCTACGCCATCGCGCAACAACTGAATTTGCCCGCAGAGCCCGCTTTCATCGTCTGGAAAACAAACGTGTCCATTGACGAAATCATGCGTAACGGCATGGATTGGGCGCGGGTGGATAACTTGTCGGTGGGGAAGGCGCGTATCTGGGATTGGCTCGGGCGGCTAGGCACCATCAACGCGGCAAAAACCAACGTGCGAGCAGGCATTGACGCTGCATGGGTTGGCACTTCTGCTGATCTTGCGGTGAGGGCGGCAATCTACGTGCATTGCAAGCGGCCCGCCACGGTGCTGGAGAAGCTGTTTGCCACGGGTGCAGGCTCGGACGCAAGCCCTGCCACGATGTTGGTCGAGGGCGCGATTAGCTATCAGGTGGTAGATGCCGCGAGGAGCATGTAATGGCAACGGCGACGCCTAGCTACAGCGCCAACACAGCGATTACGATGGACTTGGCGAACCTTGGTTCGTCTGCCACGTTTCTGGCCGGTCGGGAGTCGAGCCAGATCGATAACACGACCAACAAGTACATGGACTGCATCGTGTCCGGGTTTGTGTCCGTGGGCACGACACCGACAGCGAACACCACGATCTCGGTCTACGTCTGGGGCGCAGATACATCTCTGGCGACTACCCCGATTGATGTGCTGGACGGAACCGACTCTGCCGAGACTCTGGCGAACGCTGGCGTGTTGGGTGCGCTGCGGTTCGGCGCTGCCGTTGCAGTGCCGGTGGCAACGAGTGATTTTCAGTACCCTGTGCTGCCGTTCAGCGTTGCGTCCAGGTTTGGAGGCGTGATGCCTAAGTTCTGGGGGCTGTTTGTGAGCCACAACACTGGCGTGAATCTGCGAAACACGGCAGTCAACACCAACTCGTTTGAGTTTGTCGGCATCAAGTACGACATCGCGTAATGCTGATACTGCGCAGACCTTGGACCGAGCAACCGCAAGATGCGGCTGAGGTGGATTGGGGCAATCCGCTGGCGAGAGGACTTACGGCGCTGCTGGTGCCCACAGTCAGCGGGCAACAACTTTACAACGTAGTCCACGGCGGGCAAATCAGCGCGACAGGGACGATTACTCGTGTCGTCGGTCCGTCTGGCCTGGGGCAGCGGTATGGTAATGCAAGCGGCACGGCTTACCAGACCTACACGTTTCCTGCCGGGTATGTGGAAACAGCGGGCTCCGTTTTTTGGAAGGGGCAGCGCAATGCTGCCGGCCCTGCAATGTTCCGCGACAGCCAGGTGAGCACTGGTAATACGCTGGTGTGGGAAAACGGAGCCGGTGCATGGAATGCGCGGGTAGATGGCAACAATATCGCAGCGTCAGCGGGCTCGTTTCCAATCGATACCGACATCGATTTTTTGCTGACCGGAGACACAGCCGGTTCCAACTTTTTCGTGAACGGTGTGCGCCTTGACACATTAGATAACGTGCCGTGGAATTGGCGTGGTTCATCTTTCATCAATTGGCACCAGAACACAAACAATGGCAACGGTTTGCTGGCGACCGACTATCTGATAGCGCTGTACAACCGCAGGCTGTCGGCGCAAGAGGCGCGAGAGCTATCAGCAAACCCCTGGCAACTCTTCGCCCCCCGGCAAATCTGGATACCCACAACTGCGGCGGCCAGTTTCAACCCGACTCTCTCGCTCCCCACTTACGTACCCGGCTCGCTGACATCCTCCGCGTTTCGTCCGCGAGTCACAGCAACCTGGAGCTAACGCATGGCAGACAACACGACCCTCAACCCCGGCACTGGCGGCGATGTCATAGCGTCGGACGACATCGGCGGAGTCAAGTACCAGCGCATCAAAGCCGGATTCGGCGCAGACGGCTCTTATGCTGATGTGAGCGAGGCAACCCCGCTGCCGGTGGCTGATGCGCAGTCTGGCGGCGTGCTGCTGCGAATCCTGCAGATGCTGATGGCCCCGCTGGGCTACGACAAATCGCTCGGTCGGCAGCGCGGCACGGTGACCGTTGAGACATTGCCCACATTAGCGGCGGTCACCACTGTGACCACTGTGACCACTGTGGGCAACGTCGCAGCCGTCGGCGGCTACTCCGCGCAGATGCAGATTTTCGACACCAACCGCACCGCCTGGGCGCAATGCGTCCGCGCTCGGATTACATAGGAGCCACACATGGCAAACACGTTCAAGAAGATCATCGACCAACTGGTCTGGCGTCAGGTCAACCCGGCCCCCAACGCGCACGCTGCGGCGGCGTCCATGGCGAGTGATCTGCGCTCAGATGTCTCGCGCAACCCCTTTGTGTACCAGACCGTCAGCAACACGGTGCTGAACAGGTACAACGTCGTCACCAAGGCGTGGCAGCCTATGGCCTCGATGGCCTTGGCAGGCACCTTCGGCGCTGGCGCGGCATCTGCGTTTGTACCCTCGCTGGGCTTGGTGGGCACCATTGCGGCGGGAGCCACGACAACCTCGGTAGTGCTGTCCACGGCTTTGCCTACGGCAGTCGGCCTGAACATGCTGGCGAACAGGGGTGGCTCGGGCGAGTACGGCTTCAAGCTGCGGATCATCGACACCGTGGCGGGCAAGACGGCTGAGCGGTACATCACCGGCAATACGTCGGGCACTACTCCAACGATCACCGTCCTTTCGTCCTTCGGGTTTACACCGGCGACAGGTGCCCGATACGAGATCATTGCCGGTCGGTTGTTTTCGCTCGGTGCGGGTACGGTTGCATCGAACATCTGGCGCTCGTTTGAGGTGGCGTCGAACACCCTGTCCACCGGTCTGTCCACGACCAATCTGCCCGCCACCATCGGCACGGACAGCGACATCATGGTGTTGGACGAGCAGTACACGCCCTACGACTGCTCTCCGGGTGATGGGATGATCAAGGGCGCGTACAACTACGACACGGGCGTGGTGTCTCGCTACGCCCTGACAGCCACGGCGGCGGCATCTGGCACTATCACCGGGCAGGCCACGCTGGGCGATAGCGGCGTCCTTGCGAACGAGTATCGCAACTTCCAAATCCGGATCGTCGAGGACACGACAAACGTAACGGCTGTCGGGCAGCGCCGGATTATCGCCAGCCACACGGCAGGGCCGTCGGCTGTGTACACGCTGGGCACTGCTTGGACGGTAACGCCTAGCGCGTCAGCAAAATTCGTGATCGAGTTGCCGAACCTGATGCTGGTGCGCTCCACGGCTACCACGACTGTCTACACCTACAACTACAGTGACGCGACGGTCAACAACGGTACCAACAGCATCGCCTCTGCGGCTTGGTCAACCACGTATTTCGGCGCAGCTCCGGCGGCGCAGGCGGCGGGTGGTATGTGGATGCCAAGCTGGGGTATACAGCCGGACGCGGCGCGCAACGCTCGGCACAGCTTCTGCTACTTCTTCCGAGGTGGCGCAGTCACACTGGACGTTTTGGACATCGCGGCAAGCATCACCGGCACATGGACGGGCGCGATTGCATACGACGGCAACACGGTGACTATCGGCGTCGGCACATGCGGGAGTTACTCACCGTTTGAGAACGAAGGCCGGATGTTCTACATCAACGCTTACGTTGCGTCGGCCGCAAATCAGTTCTATCGCTTCGATGTACAAAACCGGGTGCTGTCGCCATACACCAACACCGACTTCATCCAGTCAGGCACCGCAGCCCTCGGCAAGCGGATTGCGGCCTACGCCGCGTTGGACGGCACCGACACCTACGACGTAGTGCTGCTGCAGTCGCACCTGTCGGCAATCTCGCAAGAACTGGTGGTGCTGGTATGACAATCCCACAGCTAATTACGCTGGCCAGCAATAGGCTCGCGGCCCTGAATACCAGCCGAGCCAACGCCGTGGCGCTCGGAGATGTCGAACGCATCGACGCCTTGGATGCCGAGATCGCGGAAACGCAGAACACGCTTGACGCGCTGAATACGCTGTAAGCCATGCTGCTCACGCTACTGCAGCTCAACCTGCAGTCCTCCGCGCAATACCAGGCATACTGGATCGCGCACGCCGCCGCTAGTTGGCCGGGTGTGCCAACCGGCGCACAGATCAAGGCTGGCAACCTCTCCAACTCATCGCCCGCGAGCTACAGCGGCAGCGAGCCTGTCACCGACAGCAGCACGGGCACGCGGACAATCGATGAGGTCACGGCGATCACCGGGCTGACAGCCAGCACTGCGTACACCTTGGCGTGGGTGGTATGGGACAGCGTTGCAGATACATACAGCAACGTCGTCGTCGGTGATGTAACGACGGATGCGGCTGGTGTTACCGGGACGCTTGCGGTAACCAACGCTAACGACACATCTGCGGCGAGTGGAACAACGACAATCGTCGGAACGCTGGCCAGGACAAACGCGAACGATGCGGTAAGCGCAAGCGGGACTACAACGGTTGTCGGAACGCTGGCGAGAACGAACGCTAATGACAGCGTAGCGGCGTCAGGCTCTGTCGGCGGCGCTGTAACGGGGACGGTTGCGTACACAAACGCGAACGACACCAGCGCAGCAAGCGGAACGACAACGGTAACGGGAACTGTCGCAAGGACAAACGCAAACGACAGCGTTTCGGCTAGCGGCACAACGACGGTCATCGGCACTGTTGCCCGCACGAATGCAAACGACAGCGTTGCGGCAAGCGGCGCGGCGGGTTCTGTAACGGGAACCGTAGCGGTAACGAACGCCAATGACTCGGTAAGCGCGTCGGGCACTGCTGGCGGGCTACAGGACACGCACGACGGCTTCTGGCGCAAGCAGTGGAAGAAGATCAGGGAGCGCGAGAAGAAGAAGGTCTACGCCGAACTGATCGAAGAGATCGAAGAGCAGATTGAAGAGGTCAAGGCGGTTCAAGTAGTCGCGGCAAAAGCAATCGCTAAAGCGCAGTACATGCCCGATTACTCGGAGCAGGCGCGAATCATTGCGGCATTGATAGCACGGCGACAGGAATTGATCGAGCAAGAAGACGAAGAGCTATTGCTTCTACTCTAAGGAAACATCATGGCAGGATCAGTAGACATCACTGGGCGGCAGTATTACACCTTCGGCATCGGGCATGAGTCCGCGCAGCCAGTTTCGTCTGTCGGCAACGAATCTTCGGCTGTGGCGCTGCAGACGGTGAACGGAGTTCAGTCTCTGGTGTCAAGGGATGGGAATCGACTTTCCCGCAACTCCCGTCGCGTCCGCAGCATGCTGGGAGCGGAGGCGTTCGATCTAGTTGCCATCAGCGGGTTGCCTGCCGGGGCCAGCTTCAGCGGATCTGGCAGCTATGCAAGTGCAGGAAATCTGGCTGTGCAATCCACCGGCACCATCACGCACAACCCAACAGGCTGGCATGACGGCACAGCCTGCCTGGAGTTCACGCCCAACACCGACGCCGCCGAGTTTCGCATTTACAACGCGGCGGGCCTGAACATTTCCGACGATGATGGGATCGCGTTCGAGTTCGAGCTTCCAGAACCTGATACCAGCAAAACCAACTTTTCGATTTTCTTTGACTTTGGCAACGACGCGACCAACCTTTTTCCGACGAACCTTGCATATATGCGGGTGTGGGTTTGCGATCAGACGACGGCTCAAACAAAGGAGAAGGGCGGTCGGAAGTACATCCGCAATCGTTGGGATGCAACTGCGGCAACGGATGCCGCGTGCGGTGCATGGCCCGGAGTGATTAACACTGGCACAACAGGCGGCACCGGAGCAGACCGCACTGCATTGGTGAAATACATCCGGTTTCGGGTGAACAAGTTCGCCAATCAGACGGTCAAGTTCAAGGCGGTGCGGCGCGGCGGGCTAAGTACCCCCTGCTTTGTGCTTGGCAGTGACAACGCCAATCCAGAAGGCCTGTTCTCGGCGCTTGCGTATATGGCGTCCAAGGGCCTGCCCGGTTATCTGGCGCAATATCTGTCCAACTTGACCGGCGCGGCTCTCGATAGCTACGAGCGGGCCTACGCTGCAGGGTTTGAGGTCACCGGGGATGACTTGGTTGATCGTGCGCTTGGCTCCACGGTGCTGGATGAAAAGACCATGCGGGCCGCTGTCGAGGGCACGCGAGATGGACTTGCTGCGCTCGGTTTCACTCGCGGGTCTAAGGTATGGGTCGCCAACAACAACTCGACCAGCGCACTGATGATCCGCGAGCTTGCGAGGGCGGGATATGTGGCAAACCGCAACGGCGCTACGGATGGCCGCTACGTTTTTCCGGAGGGCGGTGTGCCTGATGCATTCCGGCTTCCCGCAACATCAATTGACAACCTCAACTGGACGGCGATCCAGCCAATCGTCGACCGCGCCACCGCCTATGGCTGCACCTCGTGGCTCTATTGGCATGGCGTTCTGTCATCGGCTCGGATTGATGCCGACAGAACAGCAAACGTCACAGGCACTGCAGGCGCACCAATCGCACGTAGCGGCACGGAGTCTCCATCGGCATACAGGGCGCGTGCGCTGGCTTTGGGGACTGCCGTTGGTACAGCATCGGTGGCTTACTTCGATGCCCGCATCGGTTCTGCCGCGCTGGCCATTTGGTGGGAAGAATTGAAGCAGATGTTTGACTACCTTGCGCCGAAGAATCTCGACGGGTCTTGCGTGGTGCTGAGTCCCGAGGACTGGTGCCGTGACGTTGGATTGTTGTCGGCGCTTGGCTGATTCCCATCCCCTGCCGGTAAGGACTGACATGCGACAAGTCTACGTACAAGACCCCGTAACCCTTGAGCTAATCCCCAAGGAAGAGTACCACCGACGCGAACCCGTAGCGCCGATGATCATGCCCGACATCAAGGGCTATCAGAGCATGCAGACGGGCGAGTGGATCAGTTCCCGCTCTCATCATCGTGAACACCTGAAGCAGCACCGGCTGATCGAGATCGGCAACGAGAAACAAGTGAACAAACCCCGTCCGATTGACCGCGCAGGCATCAGGAAAGCCGCAGAGCAGGCGGTTATGAGGTACTGGAAAGACTGAGGCTGACCGGACGCAGCAGCAGGGCACCTTCGGGTGCTTTTTTTACGTCCAAACAAAAGGAATGAGCATGGAAGGTGACTTGGCAACCCAAGAAACCCAACAAGAACCGCAAGATTTGCGCTCGGTGTTGGAGTCGGCCCTAGACAAGCAAGAAGCGCCTGAAGCGCAAAGCGCAGCGCCTACGGAAACAGCGGCAGAAGCCCGCGCACGCGATGAGGCCGGGCGGTTCGCTCCGAAGCCTGAAGAGGCAAAGCCTGCCGAACAACTCCCCGAAAAGCGCCCGCCGTCTTCGTGGAAAAAGGATGCGGCAGCGGAGTTCGACAAGCTGCCAGCGCACGTACAGGACGAGATTCTTCGCCGCGAGACCGACTTCCACCGGGGCATCGAAGGGTTCAAAACTCACGCCGATCTAGGCAAGAGCATGGAGCGGGCTATTCAGCCGTACATGCAAACGATTCAATCGCTTGGCGTATCTCCTGACGCGGCGGTCAGCAAGCTCTTGCAGGCCGATCACATCTTGCGGACGAGCGCACCGGATCAAAAGGCCGCATACCTGTCGCAACTCGCGCAGGAGTACGGCATCGACTTGGGGCAGGCGCAGGCCATGCCGCAGAAAGACCCATATACGTTGCAACTGGAGCAGCGCCTGGCGCAGATTCAGTCTCAGCAACAGCAGTTCATGCAGTCACAGCAACAGCAGCAGCAGGAATCGCTTAACAGCGAAATCCAGCAGTTTGCCAAGGATGCTGTGCATTTTGAGGCAGTCAGAGAGGATATGGCCGCGCTTCTACAAGCGGGACGAGCCAAAGACCTCAAGGACGCCTATGATATGGCGGTGTATGCCAACCCGCAAACGCGACAAGCCTTGCTAGAACAGCAGCGGCAAGAAGCGTTGAAACAGGCGCAGTCAGCAGCCATTGCAGCCCGTGCGAAATCCGCAGCGGTCAGCGTTCGTGGTAGCTCCCCTGCTTCCGGTTCGGCAAGTGCTCCGACAAGCCTTCGCGCAGCCCTTGAGGCTGCATTCAACGGTTAAACTTTAAAGGAATCATCATGGCATCTTTCGCCAATCTCAGTGACATCATCACTGCGGGTATCCAGTCCCGCACCGGCGCTCTGGCTGACAACGTGTCCCAGAACACTGCTCTCCTGCTCCGCTTGAAGAAGCGCGGCAACGTCAAGACCTTCAGTGGCGGTAACGTCATCCTGCAGGAACTGGCGTACCTTGACGCAAGCACTCGCAATGCCGGGTCTTACTCTGGCTACGATGTCATCGACATCACGCCGAATAGCCCCATCTCTGCGGCTCAGTTCGACATCAAGCAGTACGCTGCCGCCGTGTCGGTCTCGGGTCTGGAGATGATCCAGAACAGCGGCAAGGAGCGCATCATCGATCTGGTCGAGGGCCGCATCATGGTTGCCGAGGCGAACCTGATGGATCGCATCTCTGCTGGCATCTACTCCAACGGCACCGGCAACGGCGGCAAAGACATCACCGGCCTTGCGGCTGCGGTGTCCACGGCTCCGGGTTCTGGCACCTATGGCGGTATCAACCGGCTGAACTTCGCCTTTTGGCGCAACATCAGCTTTGGTGCCGTGACCAACGGCGGCGCTGCTGCGACGGCTGCGAACATTCAGAGCTACATGAACCGCACTGCCTTGCAGTTGGTTCGCGGCACTGACTCCGCTGACCTGATCGTCGCGGACAACAACTACTACCGGCTCTATCTGGAGTCTCTGCAGGCTATCCAGCGTGTCGAGTCTGAAGAGATGGCGGGTGCTGGTTTCTCTGCGCTGAAGTACTACGGCACCGGCAAGTCTGCTGATGTCGTTCTCGACGGCGGTATCGGCGGCGCGATGACGGCCAACCAGATGTATTTCCTGAACACGAAGTACATTTTCTTCCGTCCGCATGCTGAGCGTAACTTCGTGCCAATCGGGGATGATCGTTCGGCAATCAATCAGGATGCAGTTGTGAAGCTGATCGGCTTCTCGGGCAACCTGACTTGCAGCGGCGCTCAGTTCCAGGGCGTTCTGCACGCTGGCTAATCAACCATTCATAGGAGCAAATCAAAATGGCTGCACCTTTCACTGTCACCCCGATTCTCGGGGTTGATCTCAACACCATCACGACGGCGGCTGACATTGCTGCGAACACTGGCGCTGAAGACGCTCCCCAACTCGGGGCGCAGGTTTTCGGCTCTAACGGGCGCATCTACGTGTATGCACAGGCTAACGCCGTGATCTCTGCCAGCGATGCCGATTGCACTGTGAACGCCACCACGTTCCTTGCTACGGCTTCCGGTGGTTCGTACCTGTCGCCTGCGGTTGCAATGGCTTCGGGTGATCGCGGCTGGTTCTCGCGGGCGGGCGTGTAATCATGGCAATCCCTACCCGACTCATGGGTGTGGGGTTGTCGGCGCAACAGGCTATCAACGTCTGCGGCGATGTGGTGAACTCCATCACCGCCGCAGGCACGACGAACGCCGACGCTACCCAACTCTCTGCCGCGATCAATCGCGTAACGACTGCCGCTGCTTCTACTGGTGTGCGCCTCATGGCACCCGAAGAAGGCTCTGGCGTGGTTGTCATCAACTCCGGCGCTAACGCAGTGCTGGTCTATCCGTCTACCGGCGCACAAATCAACGCACTGACTGTCACTACTGGCGGTTTCAGCGTTGCTGCAGGTGGCCGCGCTCTTTTTGTCGGCGTGGGTTCTGCGAACTGGTTCGCCATCCTGTCGGCATAAATCTGGGAAACCAGACCGATGCCCCGGCGGTTCCGGGGCGTTTTCTTCAAAGGTGAACTGTGGACAACTCCCCAGCAAACAATCTGTACGTCGAGTTTTACGAAGATGCTCTTGAAATTCCTTTCCGCTCGGAGCAAGAGGGCAGGCCGGTCTACGAGCAGCGCGAGTTCGTGCGAATCATGGTGCCCGGTGACTCCACCAACATTATCGAGGTGCCAGCGACTCAGCAGCACAAAGAGCAATTTCCAAAGCACTACGCTCGGTTCAAGGAAGGTCTGAAAGACGTAGTTGAAGGCACCCCGCTCAAGATGTGGCCGGTCATCAACCGCAGCCAGGTCAAAGAAGCGGAGTATTTTGAGGTGCGCTCTGTTGAGCAGCTCGCAGAACTGTCGGACAACATCTGCAAGCGCATGGGCATGGGCTACATGGAACTGCGGGGCAAGGCCCGTGCGTGGCTCATGTCGGCCAAGGACTCTTCAGTCGTTACCCGTCAGGCGGCTGAAAACGACCGTCTGCAAGCGGAGATCGAACTGCTCAAGACGCAGATTGCAGACCTCGCAACCCCTAAGCGCGGCAGGCCCGCGAAAGAAACAGCGGAGGCGTAAATGCCCATTGCTTCGCTTAACAGCAGCATCAATCGTACCCTGCTGCAATCGGTACAGGCGGTGTGCCGCAAGCTCGGTCTTGCGGTGCCTGCGTTTGTCGTTGGGTCGAATGATCCGAACATTGTGCAGATGTACGAGGTTTGCAACGAAGCGGGGCAGGAGTATGCCGACGAATACGAATGGCAGATTCTCACGGCGGAGGTCGCATTTCTGTCTACCGCCGTTGAGAGTCAGGGCAGCATCAATACGATAGTGAACGGCGACCTTGGCTGGATTGTCAACGACACTATTTGGAACCGCACGACAAACCGTCCGCTATTTGGGCCGCTTAACGCCCAGCAATGGCAAATTATGAAAGCCCGCGCAGCAGCGGGGCCGTTCTCAGAATACCGCATCCGGGGCAATGAACTGCTGTTCTATCCTCCGGCAGACGCTGGCAATAATTGCCATTTTGAGTGGATAAGCAAGGACTTTTGCCAGAACGCAGCAGGCACGACCAGCTATTGCAGATGGAATGCGGACACCGATGTTTTTGTGCTGGATTCGCGCATTCTTGAGCTGTCCGTTCTGTGGAAGTGGAAGCAATTGAAGGGCTTGGATTACCAGAAAGACGAGCAGAAATACCGCATCGCCATCGATCAGGCGAAAGGGCGGGACGGTACAAAGCCTGCGCTGTACTTGTCTAGGCGGCGCGAGACTTTCCTGCTGACGACAAACAACCTGCCCGATGGAGATTTTCCGGGATGAGAACCAAGACCACATCGCTACCGGCACCTGTTGGCGGTCTGAACGACCGCGACTCAATTGCCGACATGCCGATGACAGACGCTGTGGTGCTGGAGAACTGGTGGCCGTATCCGTCGTATCTCGGGGTCCGCAAGGGCTCGCAGGATCACGTTACAGGCATTACAGGCACCGTGGAGACTCTCGTAGAGTACCTGCCTACCTCGGGGGCGTCTACGCTGTTTGCAGCGGCTGGAACGGCGATCTACAACGTCACATCTCCGGGCGCTGTGGGTGCTGCGGTACAGACAGGGCTGACTAACGCTCGGTGGCAGCATGCGCAGATCACTACGCCGGGTGGATCGTTTATCTACCTTGTAAACGGCGCTGACAAGCCTAGACTGTGGAACGGCGCTACGTGGGTAGCCGTCGATGATTTATCGACGCCGCACATAAATCATATAACGACCACGCTTCTAGTTCATGTCTGCCTGTTCAAGAATCGCCTGTTTTTTGTAGAGCGCGATTCGATGTCTGTGTGGTATTTGCCGGTTAACAGCGTGGGCGGGAATGCGGCAGAGCTTGATCTAGGCTCTATCTTCCGGCTTGGTGGGTCGATCATGGCTTGCTATACATGGACGATTGACGCAGGCAACGGGGCAGATGACCATTTTGTCATTCTGTCGACGAATGGCGAGGTTGCGGTATATCGCGGCACCGATCCATCGACTGCGGCTGATTGGCAGATTGTGGGCGTGTCCGTGCTTGGC